CAATTTTAAATTCATAAGTCTTTTTAGACTCTGTTAGTACTTCTGTAAATGATCTCATTGTGCTCGGATCCCTGTTCTATATGTATTATTTATCTTTATCTAAGCCTTTGAGCTTCTCTAAAAGACTGTTCCTATCGGTAACTACATAGCCAGCGCCATTTACAATGTCGCCTTCTCCTGTTGCTTTACCGTCTTTATCCATCTTTTCTTTTTTAAGTTGTAACTCGATCATTTTTAACTTCTTATCAAGCTTTGCTACTTTAGCATCCAAACTAGTTTTAAGCATTCCTCCAGCAGTTTCAAATACTCTACCACTGTATCTACTTTCTACATTCATACCTAAATCCATTAAGTCGTCGTATGCTTGCATTGCCTTGTCTGCAATTTCATTCAGCTCTTTGTCTGCCATTTCTCCTAGGCCTTTTACAGCAGGAAGTGCGCCAGCAATTTTATCAAACTCTTCTATATCACGAAAAGTTTCTGCTTGTTCTATTTCGTACTGCTTTTGATCCGCTTCTTGAGATACTGCATCATTAATCATCTCTTTCGAATCAGGTAGGTTTAATAAGTCTTCTAATTTTTTAGTCATTTAAACTTTCCATTATATGCTACTATTATTTATCTTTTCCTACCGTTGTGGAAAATATCATCTTCAGTAACAATACGGAATAATATTCCTTTTTGCTTACACCAAGCTCTTGCAGCTTCCCACTTAGCTTGATTAACAATCCAATGTGCTTGATTGTGTTTGCTATTACCCAGGCGTTCTTTCATTGCTTGATTCGCTGGCTTAACCTCTATTAATTCTACCCGTTTCTTTGCGCCTCTATCAGCATACGATATAAAGAAGTCAGGAACATACACTGTTTGTTTACCAGTTAATGGATTGCGATAAGGTATACGTACGGCTTCACTTGCCCACTGTTCTATTGCAGGATGTTCGTCACAGAACTTCATGAAATGAAATTCCCAGCCTGAACGGTATGTAGGAGATTTGTTGCCTATATACTTTGCAGGGTTTTTTGGATTAAACTTACCTTGAGCAAAGCGGCCCATATTAGATTACAACGTTTCGTTGATCGAATAACTGTGATTGCTGCTCGTCCCTAAATCCTAGAACACTTGTTTTTTCTCTATTAAAGTTAAGTATTTGTGCTACAATTAAACTTAGCTGTACCTCAGTTACACCTTTTAATGTATCTAATAGTTCTTGTACATTTAAGTCATCAATCTTTGCTTGCTGTAATAATACACTTGCTGTATTAATTGCAGAAACACGTTCAAATCCACGTTTAAGAAAGTAACCAATAACTGCATCAACTTCGCTAGGATTATAGCTTATCTCTAGATTATAAAAATTATTGAAGTATTCTGGGGTTAGTTCACTTGTTGTATTATCCATGTGTTATATTCCTTATGTCCCGCCGGCGAGTGCATTTGATGCAATTTGTTGTAATTTTTGATCGCCTGCTTGAATTTTATTTATAACTTCCTTTTTGTATGTACTTCGTTGACTGGCTGACGCAGCATTATACTCATTGATGCCTACATTTGCTATTGCGCCGCTATTAATAAGAGCAGGCATTAAACTGTTAGATACTGCTGGATCTGATAATTTAGTTACAATCGCATTACTACTTAATACTCTAGAATTATTTGATGTAGCAGTTGATGCCCGTTGTATGTTTTGGCTATCAGGAACAGGTAACTTATTTTGAGATAATACCGAAGTTACTAGGCCGCCGATTAATCCAATACCTACTTCTTTAAGTATATTTTTACTTTTTCTATTACTTCTACCAAATGTTTTGTTTAGTAGTGCAGAGGTTCCTAGTCCAATTAATGCAGGTAGTAGTCCTTTACTAGTATCAAAGTCTCCATTCATTGTGTTGTCAATGTAACCTAGAGGACTCGGAGTTACATCATATCCTACACTTGCATCTGCAAAACCTGCTGGAGTTTCAAAAGTTGAACTGCCAGTAGTATATTGTACAGCTTCATAAGCAACACTAATTGTATTTTCGTTAAATTCGCTACCTTCGCTTTGTACGCTGCCGTGATCCCAAGAAGTTAATAATGGGTTAACTAATGTGTATGCAAACCATTCTCTGCGTGATAGTTGGTAAATTGTAATGTATTTGAAAAAAGGATTTCTTTTATCATTATTAAGACCGTAGACAGGTACACTTCCAAAGTATTTGTCGCGTGGATTAAATGCCGAGCCTGCACGGATTTCAGTAGGAGAGTCTAATACTTTATTCCCGTCAACAAAATAATATCTATAATATTCTTCTAGTAATGCCCTGGCAACTCCAGTATTATCATCGTGGAATCCAATCCTACAATCCTGATAGTCGACTCTAGTTTGAACATTCTTTTTACGATTGTATTGTTGCTTGTTTTCTACGCTTGCTCTAAAGGAAGGCAGGTCAGCACTCTTAACAAGTAAGCTTAACTCTTTTTGAAACTTAAATGCATTGGAGGTTGCACTATTGCCTATCTCTGGATCAAACTCAAAACGAACATGATACATATGTTTCGTTTTAGGTGAGAATGCAAAATTATTTTGATTGTAAATTTGTTGAGCATGACGTGCGTCACGCAAATGTGTCTCAGAAGTGAGATTGTTTAGGAATAAATCTTTAAAGCTCATACTAATATTTATCCTTATGAATTAAGTGTACATACATTGAAAAGCGAAAATTGAATTAACAATTTCCGCCTCCAATGTGAAATACCAACCTTAACTAAGTGTATTAGCCAGTAACAGTAGTGCCGCCGACGCCAGCATTAATTGCTCGTGTGACCGCTTCGCCGATACCGCTAAAGCTTTCGTCTGCACCAAACTGTATAGCGTTGTCATAACGTATAGTTAGTGAAGTTGTTACAGCTTCGTTAGTAGCATATGCTAGTGAGTTATAGTTAGCTGATTCAATGTAGCAACCTACTAATTGGAATTTATCAATAACGTTGGCGCCGTTTGCTCCGTTACCACCGTCTAAAATTTCAATACTAGTTTGGAACTTGTAAGTACCACTAGATACTGCACTCGACTGTTCGAAGAAATCGAACTGCTTCTGTAGCTGTTGTCCAATAACTTTTTGTACGTTATTGTTTGCATCTTCGCGCAATGTAAGTGTAATTGGTTCCCAAGTGTGCTTACCAGCTAGGTAAGTTCTTGAGTTATATGAATCGATTGTCATTTGCTCAAAACTTAGGTTTGGACGAGTTACGTCTTGCACCTGTCTTGAAATTTCTCTAGTACCATCTGGGCCTCCAGTTGTACCAAAGCCGTCTAGTAATACCCGGAAGCGATACTGTAACTTCGGCATCAATAATGATGAGTTAGATCCAGCACCTTCTGTAGGTACACTAATGTTTTGTAATGTTGTAATTGGCATTCTTATCTCCTATACAGTATTTATGCTTAAATGAGCGAGGAACTTTCCCCACTCATTATATGCGCATATTAACCTAGTGCTGCAATTTCGCCTGTGTTCTTAATTCTAAGCGGTATGTATATAAACTCAATAGCTTTTACTGGTTCAATAGCAATATCTAAGTATAGCTCGTTACGGTCTATTCTTGCTGGTGTGTTGTTACTTTCATCACACACAACTAAGAAGTCGTAAAGTGCTCTTAGTGCTACTAATTCTAGTAATAGCGCATCAGCGGCTGCTTTAACTTGATCTCTTGTGATCTTGTCATTTGGCTCAAACAAGTAAGGTTTCGCTAATAGCTCTAGCTGTCCACGCAAGTAAACAGTTAAACGTGCTACGTTAACACGATCCAACGCACTTGCATTTCTTGCACGAGTCTTTTGACCAAATACTACAAGCCCTGCTCCTGCTAGGAACGTTATTGGGTTAATTGCATTTGAATAAAGTGTATCGCGCTGTCCAGTGTTTAATGCTACTGACTTAAATTCGCCTGTACTAGTAAGGAAACCTGAACTAGTAGCGTTACTTACACCACCGCGTCGCGTTCCTGCTGGAGCAAACCAAGGGAAAGCAACTTGATCATTAAGTATAATAGTACGTAATGCCATGTGACTTGCAGGAACAACAATGTTGTTACCAGCGTTATCACTTGTAAAGCCAGCGCCGTAATACATAGCCATGTACTCGTCAAAGCTTACTGCACCTTTGTCATTATCTTCAAGTGCTAGTTTAATATTAGTACCCCATTCATTTAATGAAGTTGCATCAGGTGATAAACGTAATGGTGTATCACCAACAACAAAAGCAGTTAAGCGTCTGTCATAGTTTAATGTAATCATTTCACCAATTAGCTCTGGATAACCAGGTGCTGCTAACAAGTTAAACTGACGACTTTCTTCGTCGCGTATATCTTGGTTACTATTAACTAATGATTGTAACGCTTGTACAACACTCTTACGTTGTGCGTGACGTCCAAAGCTTCCTGAACCATCTGCTTGGTTGCCTGAATCAGTAACCCAACGATGTGGATAGTAAGCTGCCATTGAAGCACCAACACCAGCTGTTTGCTGACGGATGTTTTTAGCTGCTACGTCTACATAAGTACGCTCAAAACGCTTAACGTTA